GCAGGCTCGGTCCAGCATGCGCTCGATTTCCTTGGCCTCAAGTTCGTCGAACTTGGCCTTGATCGTGTCCCGGTCAGCGGTGACCGTGTCGAGGGCTTCCGACAGAGCGTCGGCCTTGGTTGCGCGGTCGCGAAGAGACTGGATCTCAGTGAGAACCTCGGCCTCAGTCGCACCCTCGCGCAGGGCGAGAGTATCGGTAACAAGCTTGTTCAGCGCCATGTCGGTGCTCCTCTTCTCAGATGCCGCCACAGGCTGCATGCCGGCGACGAATGGTTCGTTGGTGAGAGTGCCGCCGATGAGTGCCCACTCACCGAGGCTCTCCCCGCTCTTCTTACTGCGGGCAGAGGACGGGGGCACCGCTTCGATGCTGAATCCGTCGAACTCGCCAGCTCGGATCCTACGAGTGGCCTCTGCGGTCCACTGCACGCGCCCCATCAGGCTGAGACTTCCGTCCTCATTGACTCGCGTGGAGACCTCAAGAATCCTACCCGCCGCTTTGGTGCTCTCCGCGTCGAGTGCGCCCGCTAGGCTCGCATGGTTGTACCCAACCGGGGCGCCCGTGCTGTACCAGCGCTCTGCTTGGATGATCCGATAGCCTCGGGCCATGGACTCGATGTCCTCTGGCGAAAGGACGACCTGCCGGTCGGAGGCTCTGCCGTAGTGCGTGCCTGATCGGGCAAGTTCCACGGTCTTGCTGCCGTAGTCCTCGTCGAGGTGGACGACAGCGGACCAGTCGGACATCTGCTCGGGGGGAGGGTAGGCATCCGGTCGGTCGGGAGCGACCTCCTCGTCGATGGGAGCGTCACCCTCCTCGGCTGCTTCCTCGCGCTGCCCCTCAAGGATCTTGCGACCCTTGGCCTGGACCGAGGAGATGATCTCTGGGGAGAGGTCTGCCTTGGGTGCCTGGGCTATTGCGTTGCGAAGGTGCGGGAGATCGACCTTGCCCTCGGCATCCCGATAGGGGAAGTAGCGGAGGGACCGAGGCGTCGTCTTCCCGTCCTCGTCCGCCTCACCGCCCGGAGCGATGTAGAGGAAGGCACTGTCGGGGAGATCGTTCATGTACGCAGTTGTCCACTCCGCGTATGCCTCTTCTTCGATCATGCGCCTAGCATGCGTGGAGGCTGGGCTTGTCCGCAAGGAAGGTCGGGACAAGGAAACTAGGGGTCAGCCTCGTCGGGAACATTCCGCGCGATCCACTGGCTCCGGTAGGGCTCGGAGGCGGGGGGGATCTTGTTCACCTCCCGCAGATACCTCACCCCCTGAGTCGAAATCCGCTCACCCTGCTCCTTCGCGATAAACGAGACCACGTAGTCGGGATAGACCCCGATCCCCTCGGGGAGGTCTGTCCGCTTTGGTCGACCTCCCGCCATTACTCCACCAGCCCGATCACGAGACAGTTGCACATGGGGCCGGCAACACAGAAGGGGAGGGAGGCGTAGAGGGCAAGCTCGTCGGCGCCGAATGTCGCACCGTCACGCTCCTCGCAGGGAGAGCAGCTCTGGGACTCCGCCAGGTTGGAATAGAGGTATCGCCTGACCGGGGAGGCTCTCAACTCCTGGGCTCGCCCGAGACCGTAGGTCAGGTTGGATGCAGCCTGGGCTGTCCGGTAGTCCACCCCCACAGAGAGGGCGAAGAGACCAGCAAGGACGGACTCCAGGAGAATGGAAGGGGGAGGGGGAGTTCCTCCCACCCCAGCCGACTGGACCTGAGAGATAGCCACGCGCTGGACCCGCTCCCCCGCTTCCCGAGCTGCGGCAGCTGCCGTCGACCGGATCGAGTCTTCCGGGTCGATGTCGTCGATGTAGCTCTCTTCTTCGTCTGGAAGGGGCTCAGGTGCCGTCACCTTCTCTGCCAGCCCAAAAGGGGACTCGAATAACTCGACCTGACCCCCCTCCTGGCGAGGGCGCACCTCTTGGATCTCAATCTCGCCCCGGAGTCCGGGATCCTTCTCCTGCCGCTCAACCTCTCGCTCGACCGAAGCCTTCCCCTGATCGTAGACTTCGCGGAGCTCATCAATCAGAAGGTCCTCTAGGTCGCTCACCCTAGGCACCGTGACCGACAGCATGTCATCGACGGAGTCCTTCCGAGCGAGCCTCTGGGCGTACTCGGGGATCACGCTGTTCCGCCACTCGGTGATCGTCGCTGCCATCGCTTCGTTGGCTTGGTCCTTTACCCCGCTCACCTCGGAGAACCGGACGCTCCTCTCGGCAGCGCGGACCTCCCGACCTCGCGGACCCTCGGTGTAGACATCCAGCTGGACTCGCTCCACTTCAGCCAGGGACACCGAGTCGCACCCGCAGGTCTCGGAGTGCTCGTGAAGGGTTTCCTCTTCCCTGCGTGCCTGCTCTTCTCCTCGGCTAGAGGCGGATGGCTCCTCACCCTGGTCGGGGGTGGGCTCGGCGGGTGAGGAGCCATCGTCAGACCCGTCGTCGTCAGGCGGAACTGGCGCGTTCTGTCCTGGACCCGTGGAGGGGTCTACGTCGATGGGCCTCGCTGCGTTGTCCACCCTCTGTGGGAGGGAGAGGACATCGCGGATCTTCGCCTCTATCTGGTCGTCTGGGGTGACCACTCCCGCGTCGACAGCGGTCTTGACCGCTTCGACAAGCTGCTTTGGGTCTCCGACTCGGATCTCACCAGCCTGGATGTAGGGGTACTCGGTGACCCCCTGGTAGTTCCAGTTGACAAGCCTCTTGATGATCGCGTGCGGACCCTGCGACATCGTCGTCGCAATCGCGTTCGCCGCGTGCTGCAAAGCCATCGTGTAATGGTCCAACTGTCCCTGGATCAGGGAGTAAGCGCCCGCAGACTCGCCCGTGAACAGGAACTGACAGAGGGCTGCTCGCGCCATGTCCTGGCCTGCCGCCACTCGGGCGTTTCGGATGGCGTCCGCTTTCATTGGACACTCGGTCCACTCCAGGCTGAACCCTTTCGGGAACATGGCGAAGGCTCGGATCCCGGCCCGAAGCTCCCGGAGGATCACATTGACCTGCTCGACATCCCCGGGGTTGGCGCCGGGCTCGACCGTGCAGGTTGGGATCCCGTAAGCGCTCCGCTCGTAGCCCGTCGCTTCCAAGATCAGGTAGGTCCGACGCTGTCTCCACGAGGAGTAGGCTGGACGCAAGATCCCCATGGGCTCCGGGTTGTTGCCCTCGGGCTGGAACCGGAACAGCAACAGCTTGTCTGGCGGGAGGGTTGCCCCGTCCTGCTCTCCTCGGATCCTCTTGCCCTTGGGCGGATCTGCCGGGTTGGGACACTGAGTGAACCCGTATCGACCGTCGGGGTACTGCTGCCACTCCAGGATCGTCCACGGCAGGCGAGGGGCGAGCTGATCGATCACCGTCGCCCCGAGTTCCTTGTCGTAGCGGGCGACGATCTCAAACGCGGAGAGTCCTCGCCAGGTGAACTGGACAGCCTGCTCGAGGAAGGTTGCCCAGCCCCCCTTCATGTGCTCAAACAAGCAGTTCTGGACGAACTCTGCGATCTCGACGCTCTTGGGATCGTCCGAGGCCGGCTGGACAGACCACTGGACGGACAGGAGGGGGAGGGTCCACGCCAGACGGATGGCTTGGGCCACCGGATCCTCCCGGACCATCTGATCCACGATCCCGATGTTGTCGTAGCTCCCGCGCCAGTCGTAACCGTCGAGGTTCTTGTTGTGATCGAGGTCGATGGTGCCGCCGATCAGAGGGATCCCGACGTAGCCAGCGTCCCGACGCATCCCAGCCTCGGCCAAGATGGTGGGATCGAAGGTGGAGGGATAGACCGTTGTGCTGATCCCCGCAGCCCTAGCTCGCTGGACATCACCCTCGGAGACGGTGATAGGCCACTCGTTGCCGACCTTGGCGTAGTCCTCGGTGGTGGGTTTCCTCACGGCGCGCGCCCCTTACCAGTTGTCGGGATGGTCTGCAGCGTCCACCCAGGCATGTGCTCCGATAATGGTTGACATGGGCGGCGGGTTCAAGTCCAGAACACTCGGAGCCTGCATCACCCCGTGTCGGTTGATCGCATAATAGCGAAGAGCGTCCATGGCGTGATCTTCCCTTCCCGTTTTCGCTGGCATCGCGTCCGCTGGCTTGTTCTTGGGATAGGCGTAGCCCATCAGAGCCCCGTGAATACCCACCGCGCCCTCGGGATAGGAGGAGGTCCGGTCGTTCTCGGTGAGGTGCTGGGCGACGAAGAGCCTGCGCTCTCCCGTGTGATTCTTGAACCTGGACCGGACGACCTCGACGCCGGCAGGGATGTGTCGGTCGGACTTCGCTGTGGTGAACCTCATGCCACCAGACATCACACCCTCCTGCCGGAAGATGCTCTCGTAGACCTGCATGGAGCTCATCCCGGTCTGGGCATTCCTGCTCGTCCCGGCGGGATCGCAGAACACATCGTTCAGGACGACCCCGTAGGACTTGAGCATCTGAGTACACTCATAGGCGTGGACGGTCTCCAGGACGTCGGCGCCGACGACCTCCTCGACGACGACCTCGACCTCCCTCTCGTCGAGCATGCGATCCTGAATCACGGCGAAGTAGGGACGGCGACCTCCGAAGTCGAGCGCTCCCCAGCTCGCGGACTCCTCGTCGGGGATCATGTCCACCAGGCTCTCGCCGAGGCGGGGCTCATAGGTGAAGTAGACAACACCCTGGAGGACGACGAACTCCCCGTGGAGGTAGGCTCGCGCCATCCTGTCCGAGAGGTTGAGGCTGTCGACGTAGTCCTTGGGGAGGTAGGGGTTGTCGCGCGAGGACGCCCTCACATAGGCGCGACCGGGGAGTCCCTTGGCGAACTCGTCGTACATCCAGTTCATGGACGGGACCGAGGAGATGGATCTGCGGTGGATTGGTGCCCTCGGGTCACGGATCCGGGAGTTGAACACCCTCCACGCATCGTGGGTGGACAGGCGGGCCTCGTCCATGATCCCCCACCCGTAGGTGCCACCCTCGATGGACCCCGGATCATCCACAGATCCGAAGAACCAGTCCGTCCCTCCCCGGCTGGCGGGCGTCTTGGGAGATCCGATGTCCAAAGTCAGGACC